AAATTCCATAAATTAACGCCTTTATTAATTCATTTGCTTTACTTCCGCTATCATGTATTGGCTTTTTAAAAACTAATTAAAAAATGCAGCTTCTTGTACAAAGAAAAATATTTAATAAAACTAATTGTATAGGAGAATTATTTATAAACCAAATTTTTTTCTCATACACTTTAGAAGATATTACAAGAGGAGTTGGTGTTAAAATAATGGGAGAAACTGCAATACCAGCAGGAAATTATTTAGTAGAAGTAACTGAATCATCTAAATTTAAAAAAAAATTACCACTCATATATAATACATCGGATTATAAAGTTTCCATGAATGGTAAATCTTTTGAAGGAATTCGTTTTCATGGGGGGAATAATGAAAAAGACACTTTAGGATGTATATTAGTAGGTAAAAATACTAATAATGTAAAAATATGGAATTCTATATCAGACGAATTAACTTCTAAATTAGATAATAAAGAAATTCATAGTTTACAAATAGTTAATAAAGTATTTTCTGAAGGTTTAACAAATACAATAGAATGAGTCTTAACTTAGAAAATTTATTTGAAGAATTTCTATTAACATTTAGTACTAAAATTTCATTATTTAGTTCTAAAAAAATAGAGCGTTGTATAACTTTTTTATTAGTATGTATTCTTATACCTATGTTTATATGGTATAACAGAACTACTTTATCAGCTGTAGATTTTACAATTGTCATAGCCCCCTTAGTAGGTTATGCTATGTATAATACTCATAAACTAATACAGGAAAAAAATGCAAATAAAAATGAAATATATTCTTATAGGATTATTAATTATTATAGGCTTGTTTATTAGCCAATGCCCTTCTCCTAAACCTGAACCAGTTATTGTTTCTGATACTACTATCGTTTATAAAAGCGATACAATAAAAATCTATGACACATTAGTTAAAACTATAAAAATATTTGTAAATAAGCCTATTACAGTATATCTTCCTGTGGATTCTAATCCAAAAGATTCGGTACTTCAAAATATCTATACTAGTGATTTTGAGGACTCAATAATTGTTGGAAAAATGAATAGCATTGTGGAAGGTAAACTAATAGGACAAATGTTTAATTACAAACTCAAAATACCTATCCTTACAACCATCCATGATTCAATATTTACCACAATAAATACTATACATCCTGTACCTGTGAATCAAGCTTCTATTCTCTTAGGAGCAGAATCTGGTGGAAATATCAATTCCTTTGACTTTAGTTTGCTTGGTGGCATACATATGAAAAATAATTGGAATATACAATACAGATATGGAACTATCAGTAAGACACATAATGTTTCTGTATTAAAGAGTTTTCCTATTGGAAAATAATTTATTTGTATAATACCTTTATTTTTATTATCTTTGCAGCTTGAGCAATTCATTTTTGGCTATATTTCGTTTAATCTAAAGAGCTTTATTCTATTCTATGTTAAAACAGTAAGAAAGCTTTCTAAAAGTTCTTAGAAAGCTTAATTTTAACCTGATATTAAATAGGGATTACCTGCTATATATGCTGAGATTATCGTTAATTAATCCCTGATATCTTGCTAATGCTGTTGCTGCTGCTGCAATATCGGAACAGTAGATTATCGTTTCAGCATGGCCTAAACCGATTGCCAAACGTGCTTCGATCTGGATTGTTACAATCTTTTTCGAGAAGTCAGTAGTCTGATCGTAACCCATACGAACACCCATATCTTCACGTAAACCAAACTGGATTGATTCAGCATAGTTGCAAAGGGTGAAGGTATTAGTAGTTTCGTTATCGTTTATCAGAACACGAAGACCGTAAATGTATGCCAGCTTTCCCGTAGCATCCAAACGAATTCCGGCCAGTGCTACAGTATTACTATTTGCATCTTTCAGGTCTTCAATTTCGGCAGCGTCTGAACTGTTAAGAATAACAGTGTCAACCATTCTGTTAAGTTTACGAGCCTGTAGAACGCCATTTTTGATAACGTTTACAATATTGGCGGTAACAACTTCACCGGCGCGGAGTGCAAGGTCATAAGCTGTGAAATATCCAGCGTTGTGTGTTCCCCAGGGAGTTGCAGCATTATCACCGGCTGCACCGAGTACATAATAATCAATCTTTGACAACAGGCGATCAACACCTATAGTTTCAATACGGCTCATTACGTTGTCAATGTCATCAAGTGTGTTTTGATGTACGCGGAACTTAACAGCGAAGTCAAAAACTTTGAATTCCTTTGTGCTGAACAAGTATGAAGAATCCCCGGCCACTGCTGTTTCTGCTTTTACATCTGCCCCGTCTGTTTCAGTTCCTTCAATAATTACACCAAAATACTTTTCAGTTGTTGACTGTGAAGCAAAAGCACCGATAAAATGCTGATTCATTGAGGCCGGCAAAATATGTGCAGTCATACCGTAATCAGTCAACGACCCTACCGACATACCAGGACTGCCACCAGGACGAACAGCATTAGCAGTGTTCATGTCAACGGATACCTTGAATTCAATCTCAGCTTTCGGACTATTCAATCCTTTAATCCTGTAACGCTCGTTACCTGCACCGTCAACGTATTTTTCAACGTTTTCGGATTGAATAATAGTTTCCTTAATAGCATCACGGAAGGAACGTTTTACAATTGGTTTAACTGCTTTATCGTTCAGTTTCTGTACTTCTTCCCATTGTTTTACAAGTTTGGTTTCAATGGCACTTTTAACCGTTTCAAGTTCTTCTGCAGTGATACCCTTTTCAATGCTTTCAATCTGAGTTTTGAATTCAGCACGAATAGCATTTATTTCCTCTTTAGTGGCCGCAGTCTTTAACTTTTCGTCAATAGCGTCCATGATTTCTTTTGTTTCCATGTTCTTAAAGTTTAATTTGTTTAATGTGTTTTACTATTTCACTTATGTTAATCTGCGGCTCTCCCTCAGTGCTTTCGCGGCTGTTTTCAAGTGCTGTTTGTTTTCCGATTTGAATTGTAGGTGTTGCAAAGTTCGAACCAATTACAACTGCTGAACCTTCAATAAGTTTAGCTTCAGTAACAGCCCAAAAATAACCGGCATCCTCTACTGTTTGTTTGTTTGCAACTTGTTCTATGTATTTATCCCATGCTGCCTTTTCTTCCGCGTCGTATCTCGAATCTGAATTAATACATAATTCGAGTTTGACATATTGCATTCCTACTGAATGATTTTTAACACGGCCTTTCGCATATTGTTCTGCCATGTATTCGTTGCGTTCGATTTCAATTATCGAATCGAATATTAATGCTTCAGTTGTTCCAGGTAGCGAATATCCTAATTCAGCGAAAGTAAATACCTTAGTAAATGCTTTTACACGGTCTGATATGATATTCTCGAATGACATTTCATGCTCCTGAATATGATAGTTGTCTTTCTTTTCAGATAACGACTTTTTCCAAATGCCAGGTATATGAACGTCCTGATGTGAATCGTATAGATTTGTTGTGTTGATAACGACCTTAACAGGAAATTCACCCAAATCCAATAACTCAGGCCGTGCCTGTGCTTTAGTAACAATTCCTATTTCGTTGTCAGATAATGCCAAAAATGATACAGCATCGGCCTTCTTCATCTGGCTTTTCTTCGCAGCTATAAGCATTGACTTGTTCGTCTTTAACCAAGTGAACAAATCTGCTTTATTCGTGAAGTCAGGTATCTGTATCATTTTTTAATTGTTTGTTGCTGTTTCTGTATCGCTTTCAGTTGCTTGATCTGCTGCGGTGTTAGTTTCTGTTTGCTCATTTTTAAGTTCGTTAAATGAAGGGTCTGTACTCTCTTGCATGTCTAATCCTGAAAGAATCTGGTTTTTAGTGATTAAACCATTATCATAAAGATTCTGATAGTATGCCCGTTTTATTTCTGCTGCTTCAAATTTTACCTTTTCATCTTCCTGTAAACATGCCACTCCTGAATAATCAGCCTCAAACCATTCATTTCGTTCTGACATTCCGAACCCTCTTGAATGTGAAGCCAGTACATTAGAAACTAAAGGCATGAAGCAATTTTGATATGATTTTATTTCAGCTTCTTTAACGTTGTTATATGTACTTGCAAGTTTTGAATTCAATAAAACATCTGCTATCATAAACTGATTGCATAAATGCCCGAATTGCTTTTCATCCATTTCAACCGGCATGAAGTCCGACAATGGAGAATCCATACGAACCCAGGCTAAATCGTAAGGAGTAACAAATACAGAACGCTGACCGGAACGAGTGCCATAACTTAACAGCTTTTCTTCGGTCTTTTCTTTTTCCTTCTCTTCCATTACATGATCTATCTGACCAGCCCGTGCAATCTTCTTAATGAATCCTAACGCACCCTTATATTGTGTAACAGTGTTGACAGTATCATAAATTCCTGAAAGTATATCAACATTTCGGATAGCTGCATAAAGTTGCGACATACCATAATACCAATCCGAACCATTACGATTAGGATTTGAATTACGGATGTATATAATTTCTTCTAATTCAATCCGTCGTACTTTGCCATTGATAATATAGTTATAGTACTTCAATTCGTTGAATCGTTGATCTGTTCCTGTTAATGGTGTTCCGAATTGATCTTGTGAATGTAAAGGAATAGCGAATATATTTGTCGCTGGCATTAATTCAATTCGCTGCGGTTCATCGAATCCAGGTACATAGAATTTCCAAATAGGTGCATTCCCATGAATCAGTACACTTGCATAAACTCCGGAAAGATATGTATTTTGAGTATGTATCTCGTTTGGATTCTGTAACCGTTTTAATTCAGGAGTTTCACCAAGTACTTTCTTTTTTCCGTTGCTTAGGTATCTTACATGCTGAACAGGCAATTCTGAACAACGTGCATCAATAAAATTAATTATAGCGTTAACGGCTCCAACAGTATTATACATCTTTAACAGATTCTCGCTGTTAAACTTCTTCCCAAAATTTGGATTGTATGAATTAAAACTAAAAGGTGCTGGAATATCTAAACCCCATGTGCCTGTTACAGGTAAGGACTTATTCGCTTTTGATTTGCTAAAGGGTTTTTTCCAGTCCATTAAAAATAGTTATACTTTGCAAATTTATAGTAATTATTGCTTTTTGATACAAATAGTTGAAAATAATTTATTTTTTCCTTGTCAACCAAAACAGCAACCTATAAACTATTGCATCGGTTAAGTCCGGCGAATGTCCTAAAATCTGCTTTACTTCTGACTTCGGCATGATCCTAAGTTTTTCACCTTCGGAACTTGTACGCTTTATTGCTTGCATTTCACTAATTAACCGATCTCGCATATCTGTAGTTAATGAAGCTGAAATATAAATCTCATTACTGTTCACCATTTCAGCAAAGAGATAATACAATTCAGATTTCAGATTGAAGTATTCACCTGAATGAATCGCCGGTGATCCGTTATTCAATGGTACGGCTCCGGCCAGTAAGGTTCTAAGTTTATGTCCTATCCCGTCAGCGTCGTAAACAATATTAGAACGTGGTATACGGTAAACTCTCGACATCCGTTCATATTCCTGTAACAACGGTGTGAAGTCAGTATGTGTAATTACCTGTTCATCGACTATTGAACCGATCTGTTTTGATATGTTCCTGATAGCTGATATTTCAATTATCCGAAACCCACTCCAAACAATATTAACAAACAAGTCATTTGTAATTGCAACGTCGGAACTAATATATCGTTCACCTTCTTCAATGAATGAATTAGTAAAACAGTCTAAAATCTTATTGTAAGGAATCAAACTATTATCGTCATCGTCATAATCCCAATCACCCATTAAAAGCCTTTGACGCTTAACGGTGTCAGTGATCCGGTGTAACGATTCAACGGCTGCGGATGGTAGTTTGTCATTATCGGTGTGTAGTGATTGTATAAATTCATATCCTTCCGGCATGGTTCCGGTCTTCATTGGTTTGTAGAATTCATTGTAAAGCCATCCCTTTTTCGGATTGGCTGTTATTAACATCTTTCCGTTAAGGTTGTATTTGTCATTCAGTTGCCGGCCTATTCTGGATTTAAGAACGTCGAAAGCATCGTATTTAATTTCACCGGCCTCTTCCAGCCATCCGCCTGTATATTCTTTTGATCCTAAGCGTTCAAAGAAAGGGTCTTTAACAGGATAGAATGATAAATCTAAAAAGCTGATTAACGATCCGTTTGTAAACTGTATCTCATTTTCTCCGTACTTCCACCCATCAAATGAGTATTGTTCACAAACCTTAGACCATGTAATCAAAACAGACTCACGAGTGTCCTTCAATGAATCGCGGCCTATGAACCATCGTGTTTTCGGATATATTAAACACATTGTATATAACCAGAAGCATCCTAACCAGGTTTTACCTCCCATTGCTGCACCTCCATAAAGCAGAAAAGCCGTATCATTACCATACAGCTTTTTTAGTGCTTTCCGTTGTTGCTTCGTTAGAATGCTATCCAGGTTCATCCGTTATCATTTGCATAAATGTTTTTACGGCTTTGGCGGTGTCATCGGTGACTGATATATTGGTGTCAACTTGTTGTCGGTCAACCCATCCAAAGTTTTTTAGTGCGAATATTGCTCCTGTAGTATTACCTATTGCCAGCATTTCTTCATATTCCTGTTCAATAAATAATCTCGCTCTTTTTATAGTGTAAGAAAATTCAGTCCTATCTTCATAATCATAAAACGATTGACGGCTGTCAAATCCTAAGTAATTACAAAGACCTGTTATTGTAGGAATAGGGATAATTACTTCCGTTTGATTTGGTGCTTTACCAATTATAACTGTTTTCTTTTTAATTCCTTCAGAAAAATACATATCAATAGCATTCTGAAGTTCATCAGGTGAATTAAATAACGGTGGTCTTCCTGCTGCCATACCCTGCAAATTTACTACAATTTCACTGATTTGGTATTATTCGGTTAAAATAATTCTATTACACTCATCGATCAATTCAATCAACTGCATTTGGTAGCGATCCGGAAACGGGTTTCGCTGCTTCTTTTTTATGGACTGTAAAGCCTTGTTTACATATTGATATTCAATAGAAAATAACTCCCCTATTTGCCGCTTCGATTTTCTGCAATGCTGAGTAAGTAACACATAACATGCAAAACGTGGTATGTAGTGTTCCGGCTTTCGGCTTCGGTATAGTAAATCGTGCGGCGTGGTGTTTGATTGGCGGCAAACGATTTCGATTAGGGTGTGGGTTTGGATCATGTTCGTTGTGTAAATTCAGCACAATAAAATCCAGCATCAGTATGAACCCATGTATGCCTCATAATATGTTGTTTACTGTTTGACGAAATATAAAGTCCATTAATATTAATATCTATTTCAGATGAATGAGTTATAACTAATGATCTGTTATTTTCATCAACATCTAAATCATTATCCTGCCATACTGTATAAACCCTGCTATTCATAAAAGCACATAAACCTTGTTCGTTTTTATGCTTTTTAGTTCCTGTTACCTTTTGCCAGAATAGGCATTCTTTACAACTTGCTTTAGTCATTTCCTATGTTTTATATGTTCCTAAATCCTGCATTTATAATTCACAAACACAGTAATCTTCTGTTCATAGTCCTTCTGAAAGTACTCATTCAAAACACGCTGATAGTCGTCAACCTGTGCGAGAGTCTGGAAGAATCCGCCGGTAATTACTCCGGCGGTTAAATGGCTTCCGTTGATTATTTCGTAATCGGTTAGTGTGTACATGGTCAGAATGGTAAATCGTCTTCAGGTGGAACCTGGTTTGTTGTCTGTACTACTTGCACCTGTTCACCTTTTGGCCTTACGATCTTACCATTACCAAGTATTGTGCCTTTTGTTCCGGCTTCGCGTTCTGCTTTGGTTGTTTCTTCGACAATCATATAATCACCGTATTCGCTGTTTGGTGTATCAATGAGTGTGCAGTTCAGGTACGTGCCTTTTTCTCCTTTGAAAAGTCTGGCCTTATTGATCTTGGTAACGTCGATTTTGATTGTTATCATTTTTGTTTTTATTTGTTGTGTCGTTTTTGGTGGCATGAACCGCAAAGAGTTATAACGCACTCCATATGTTCAAGTTCACTGCCTTTGAATTTATAATTTAAATGATGTACCTCAAGATTGAGTTTAGTGCCGCAATCGCAGCACTTAAACCCATCTCTTAAATGTGCTTTACGTTTTACTTCCCTGTGATAATCGTTATTCAGGGTTTTAACGTAATTACTTTTTCTTCCCGGTTTGTGGTTCAATCTGGCCATTATCGAAAACGTCCTCATTAATTTTGCCCTGTGAAAATAACTCCTCTTTTTCGCTATAAAGCATATCTTTTATTTTTACAAGCCTGACAACTTTGTCAATGTATGTGAAAAAATAAAACCGGCCTTTGTACGGAAGTTTCCATGTAAATAGTTCATCAAGTTGCATGTCAACCAATCCGCGCTTTACTTCAACTGCAGTTGCTTTGGCCTCGTTTACATATGATTCAACCATTCCGATAGCGTTTTCCTTTTCAACTTTCGCATGATTGAAAGCGTCTATTGCATTTCTCATTTCCTGCTCAAATTTTGGGAGCATGTTTTCAAGAATGTCATTGTAATGTTTGCGTAACTCTGATTTCTCAAAGTTATCCATAAAGCGATTAACTGTTATGGATTGGTTCGTGCTGAAGTAAGTTTTTTGCATGTGCAAAATTACTTCGTCTGCTGTTTCAAATGTACCCAACATTTCGGGAACTGGGCTTCCGTCGGTTGCAACATCAAATTCAATGTGTGCTGGCCTGTAATCTGATTTTTCCATAGTGATTTTTATTTAGTGGTTAATTAATAAATCTTACTTGCTTTCGGTTGAACCTGCCAACATGTATCGTTTCTCAGTTCGTAGTTCATTCCGCACTTGCCGTTATTAGGTGGCTTGTAGGTGGCGCAGGATGTTAGAAGGAATATGATTAGGATGTATTTCATATTATTTGTGATTTGGTGGATAGGATTGATTGTTTGTCGATAGTTGATATTGTCCATTCGTCAAGCATTGATAGTTCATCAACATCTTCGCGCATCTTGGTAACTATCTTTGCATTCTCCGCCGCCAATTCAATAGCTTGGTGGCAGGCTTCGCGCATGGCGTTTATCATAGAATCATATATAAAAAGCCGTGTACTCAATGAATGGCCTTTTAAATATTCGCTCGCAATTTCATCTAGGTTTATCTTTTTCATATCGTGAGTTCCTTTCCTGAAATTGCGAAGTAAAGGTTTTGGAGTTGGTGGACGTATTGAAGTTCAACCCGTAATAAATTACTTGAAAAGTAAAATGGAGTATTTGATCCCCACTGAACAATAGAATATCGGCCTTTCTCATACCAAACAGTTTTCTCTTCTGGGTTTGAATACTCGAATCCAACAACACCGTCTGATTCATATCGTTTGTACCCAAACTTCACCAACCAATCTTCTGTTAGTGGTATCGGTTCATATTTCAGATTATCATTAAACATATCGAAAATTGATCTTGCGTCAATCTTTACGATTATGCCGTCTTTCTTTAGGTAGTTACCTACCATTAAACCTTTCGCTTCCATATCAATAGCTTGTTATTCGTTTTATTATTACTTTGAATTGTTCCAGGCTACGGCAAATTATGTACTCAAATCCTGCTTTTTCTACCGTTGCCTGAAATACTTTTTGTTCTGGCTCCTGTGTTCCTTTTTCTGTTTTCATTTCGATAAAATATGCGGTTTTATTCCAGTAAAATGTTAAATCTGCCCGTCCTTTTATCAGTCCTTTTGCCTTGTTTAATGCTCCATCAATTTTGTTTTTACTGTTCGAAAGATTGTAACAAAGTAGCATCCTTGTTTCCGGATATGTGTTCCAGCACCACATCACGCATTCCTGCTGGATACGGCCTTCAGTGTCTTGACCTCCACTGCCATTCAGCCCATCCACGTTTATAATTTTTGAGTTTTTCATATTCTTTATATTGGTTAAATGTTTTTAGCTTATAAATTACCCATCCAACTTTGTACTCTTTCGCAATTCTAATTTCCTCTAATTCCTGAACAGTTGATATTTCTGCCAGCCTGTTAACTTGTGTAGGAGTGAGTAATTTTAAAGATGCTATTTTTACGCTTTTCTTTTCTTCAGGTGCAGGAAATTCATATCCGCAATAAGGACATATCCGAGTACTGGCCTGAACCATTGCGCCGCAATCATCACAATTCTTAATCGGATATTCACCTTTTTTCTCTTTCTTCTTTTTTACTTCAGGATTTGATAACGTCCAATTTCTATCAGCCTGCCAAAATCCATGCCTTCCGATATTGTTACCAAAGTCTAAAATATTAAAATGATCTTTAGCAGGTGAAATTCGTGAACCACGTCCGCACATCTGCAGGAATAAAGGTAGGCTTTTAGTAGCTCGGTAAAGTATAATGGTTTCAATATCTGGCTGGTCAAATCCTGTAGTTAGTATTCCAACATTGCAAAGTCCTTTAAATTCATTTCGGTTGAATGCTGCCAAAATTGCATCACGTTCAGCTGCCGGTGTCGTTGCATCTAAGTGCCTGGTATCTATTCCTGAATCATTAAACTGTGTACATAGGCTTTCAGAATTTTTTACAGTAGGGCAAAAAGCTAAAAACTTTGTCCCGTTTGCATGTTGTTTGTAATTTGAGATTGCTCCTATATAAATGCTGTTTTCGTCGTAAACTTCCTGCAAATCTTTTTCGTTGAATTCTCCGGCTGTTATTCTTACTTTGCTAAGGTCAACTTCAAATCCGTATGATATTGCCGGACTAAGATATTTACTTTCTATTAGTTCACCGATTTGAATTCCCTGAATAATATCATCATAATACTCTTTTAGTTCCTTCATTTTCCCATCACGGTACGGTGTCGCTGTTGCCCCGATTACATATTGTTCTGGTTCCATGCTTTCAAATATCCGGTTAAAATTCTGAAGGTGGCATTCGTCAATGATGATAATTTTGAATGACTTAACAAATGCCTGGTAATCGGATTTACTCAACCTCGCTTTGATTGTTTCAACCATAGCAACATAAAGTATTCCTGATTCAATACGTTTTGTTTTGGCTGTCAATTCTGATGCCTTCAATTCAAATCTGCTTAGTGTTCCGCCTGATTGTTTTAGCAGTTCTTTACGGTGTGTAATTATCAAAACTGAATTTCCTTTATCAATAGCCATTTTAGAGATACTTGAAAATAGGGCAGTTTTTCCGCCTCCTGTAGCCAGTTGAATTATTATTCGCTTATTTCCGGATGCCATCGACAAGCGAATTTTATTCAGGATTTCAGTTTGGTATGGTCTTAATTGCATAATGTAATCAGTTGTAATTAGTTGTAATCACTTTGTAATCGGATTTTTTTTGTCTTAACTGCTTCAATATTAGCGTTGTAACTACTGTAATCACTTATTGTTTATTTTTGTACACAGGAGTAAATTTCAAAAGTGATTTCAATTTCATTTTTTTTTCCTGGGAGTTATGTTAGTGCTGTTTTAAGTGATTACAAGTGATTACAATGGTAATTATCAATAAGTTATAAAAAAAGTGTAATTACTTCTATTTTACTAAAAAGGTGTACTTTCAGGATTATCCTGTTTTTTTGCTATGCTCCAAGCTGCAAAAATTGAGTTTCCATCCCTGAAACTTTGTTTTTTGTACCCCATTTTTTTCAATTCAATTCCTAATCTGCGTTGAGAAAGATATTTTATCCCGCTTTTTGACTCCAAATATTGCCTTATTTCGGTAGATGTATATTTCTCTTGTGATTTATAATCTGTAGGCATAAAATTTGAATAAATCAATTCAGATTCTGTACTTGCCTCTGTAAAATCAATATTAAAGTCATTCAGAATTTTAATATCTGCCGGTGTAAGCATCCAGCCATCGCCTACTATTTTCCATTTCTGGTAAAGTTCAGCCCAAAGGTCAATTTTATCAACAGCCTCATAAATTTCAAAGTCAACTGCTTCACAATTTACTGGAATAACGCGCCTGTTACCTGTAATGTCATTTATCACCTCTGTTTCGTTGGAAGTCCCGCAAAGAACTGCATAACGGTTTAAATCTTCTGAATTCCTACCATACGGCCTACGAATCGTAAATGTCTGCTTACTACTAAGGTCTTTCAATTTCTTTGCCTCTTGCTTTGATTTTCCGCCATATTCGTCATCACAAATAATCAAATGCGTACACATATTAATTTGATCGTCTTTCCCTTCATCAAGTTTAGATTCAGCATAATATCTGCTAAGTTCATCCGGTAGTAATCCGCGAAGCCATTTTGTTTTTCCGCTTATTTGCTTTCCGCTTAGTACCAGGATAAGAAGTGAGTATGTACCATGAGCGGAAGCGACAACTGATAAAAGCCATTTTTCAATAAAATATTCATTGTAATCATTAGCCGGTATCCCGTCGCAATTTCGCATCGTTCCTTTAATAGCTGAAATTATTTTGCTTATATTATCACCTGATGTTTTTCGGTTTCCGTATTTATTAAAGAATTCAGCAAAAGGGTTGTATCTATGAGTTCGGTCAGAATAGATATAATCAATTACTAAGTTTTTAGAAAGTTTCTCTCCGAAAATAGAAATTGCATTTATGTAAATTGAATTCAATGCAATGTCAGTCATATCACGTCCATTATATTCAGCCCGCTGTGTAACCTCATTATACCGAATTCCTAAACCGTCAATATAAGCGAATACCTGTTCTAACTTTTCCTCTGTGCTATCTGTTTCACCTTTTTCTGAATTCTGAAAAGCTGCATCAATTATGGGCTTTGAAACGTCCGGTTCTATTCCGTTCATTTTTTCCAGGTATTCGATCGCATCTTTTTTGGCCTCAATTTCAGTTTTGTAACCTCCTGATTTTCCAACTTGCTTTTTCCTGAGTTTTGCAACCTGTTCAATTTTCTTTGTCCGTGGCGTTACTATTTTCAATCCTGCAAGTTTAGCCAGGTAGAAAAAGAAATTCATTGTAATTCCGCGCCCGTTATGTTTTACACAATTCGTGTATTGCCGGTCGGATTGTTCACGGTTATATTTTGAACTGAACTGAGAAATAAAATGAAATGTATCCCGTCCACCTTCGCCATATTTATCTGCCAGTGCAAAACCGATTCTTAACCAATCGTGATAAGTAGGAGCCAGATCAATGGAAGCAGCACGGATTTGATCAAGTACAAAATCTATATCATCCTGAACAAATGTATAATTAGTATTTAGTTCTTTTACCTCCTCTTTTTTTGCCGTTTCAGTCCATTTCTTTGCCTTCTCATTAATGTAAAGTTCAGGATCATAGGAAATAAAGCGAAGTCTTGAAACGTCCTTACATGCTGTATCAATTACAATCTGGTACTTATCAGCAAAATAGCGTTCTAATGCAATGAATGATTCGTAATGCTTATCCGGATTAATGCGAATATAAATAGAAATTCCTTTACCTGAAGCAGACAAGTGAGCGGCATAAATAAATGAATCAGCGTAAAGCGTATCCCGTATTTCAATTAGTTTCTGCTGGTTGTCTTTCTGGTCAATGTCAATATTTATAAATCCTGAATGAGATTTAAGATTTTTATTAGCCCTTGATTCATTGAAAATGCCGGAAGGTGTAACCGCTTTTAATGCTGTTTTTTCGAGTTTTCCGGTATGGTAATCAATTATATCATCCTGCCAAAGTCCATCACGGATAGCATTCAGGTATGCAACAAAATCCATTTCACCAATCGGCTGAGGACTTTTAGCATTTTTATAGAGTGATATTTTCATAGGCTGTATGAGTTTATCCCATAAAGCAATACCCGATCTGAGAGGAGACGAAGCCGGTCAGAATCGGGTAAAGCAATATGGGTAATTGAAAATTTCTTGTCATGGCTTCGTCTCCATTTGAACTGTAAAGATACTACAATTTCCGCAAAAATGTGCAGGATGGTTAAAATAAAGTTTGATCAATCGCAGAATCTAATTTACCAGGCTCGAAAATATTTAGCTGGTTCATAGGATCGAGTTTTTTATACGAATCATCAATAATACAAGGCACTGCATGTTCCCAATCTACGTGATGGTGTATTCTTTTCGTTTTATTTCCAATTAAGGCCAATTGAACAAATGCTGGGCAATACATAACCGAAAAGAAACTTTTTTGATATGTCCCATTATCTAAATATGTTTCGGTCATACCACCTTTTGTTCCCTGTGTTGCGCTCTGTACCAATGAAGCTAATGGAGTTGTTAAAAATATTACGCCACGGGATCCAAGCACTAAATACGTATTAACATCCTCATTTAATCTACTGAAAAACATAAATTTACGTTTTGTAGAGCAAACAAACGAGTTCATAGCTTTACGTTTTGGAATACCAGTAACAACAAATTCATTATTTGCCCCACCAATAAAATCACCACCCTGAGCCATGCAAATAGATGTTACGGTTGTAGATTTGATGAAATTTACCATTGAATCAAAAACCGAATTAAGGTCTTTGATATTTTCAAACGCTAATTTTAAACCATCTATATATCTAAAATGAAATGCCCCATAATCATCATCAAGCTGGATAAAATACTCAATGCCCATTTCTTCGGCAATTTCAAATATAGCATTACGTACATGTGTAGTCGTCCTCAGGTCGTTAAAGTTATCGCCCTGATCTGTTTTCAAAGCAATTTTTTGCTTATCGAACATAATTACTTGTTCAGGGCCATATTTATAAAAATACTTATCTGCTGACTTATCTGTATTGTCAATAATCAGGTAAATATTGCCAGTGTACCCATGCTTTCGCAATGTGTTGTAGGTAATTACATCATTTGGCCTACCATGTGTAAGAATAAAAGCAGCAAATTTTTCTGTTTTCATATTACTTATTTAGATATTGTTGCTCAATTTCTTCTGATAATCTGGCATACCCGTATTGAATTGCCTTCTCAAAGTCAATTATCACCAACGCTGAATGCTCCATAAGGTTCTGCATTTCTGCTGAAGCATGGGAGTAGTAATCAGCAATAAGTTGATAGTTAAAAACTGTATGACGTTTCGCTGCTTCTATCAGAAATAACTTTTCGTTGTCTGTTACATTTGAATTTTTGATTTCAGTTATAAGGCGGTTTGTCTTATAAGTATCCATTAACTCAAACACGTTCGGTTTACGGTTTTTAGGCTCGTACACCGGCGCTGTTATCTTGGCAGTATATTTCTGTTCCTTGCCATCAGATAGTGGCTCTCCGAAGAGATTAGTTTGTTTCATCCCTCAATCACCCCATCTTTCCATCCTAATTTATCAACTCTCAGGAATCCTTTTGCCTTACCTTTAGTAAGCTGTTCCAGGAATGCCGGATTTTTACCGAATTCCATAAACATATCAAGTTTAGACTTGCGGCCTTTTTCTGTCAGGAATTCTTTGCCTTTGTTGGCGAAGTGGAAATGTGCGTAACTTCCTTCTTTAAATGTGGGTTGTTCTTTGTCGTTTAGCATAGCGTTTCAATATAATTGTTAAACATTCCCCTCACCACAAATTCACCTCCTAATTGTTCCAGCCGATTCGACCTTATATATAAAGGTATCATTTTAACTTTGTTCTCAACCGGTTTGCGGCCACGTCCGGGAGCAACTTTTTTGATTTGTTCTATCTGTTTTCGTTTCATGTGTTTTTGATTTACTGTACAAAGATATATAAAAATATACATTTTGA